CCCCTCGCCTTCAGTCGGGCCTGCACCGAGCGTATATGAATACAGGTTGCTCTTGGTCTTCTTAACATCAAGAACAATAAGGTCCAAATCAACAAATTTCTTCCATTTAATCCACTTTGGATTCTTTTTTGTTCCAACGTAATAAGTAGAGGTAGCGTCCTTAATGACTACACCTTCAGATGTAGGCATATCCATAATCTCTTTCGAATAAGTTTCAACATCTTTTAGATTATCAGCCATTCTAGTATCTTTCTTCGAGGGGAAAGCGATAGCATCAGAAGACTTAGCAGAGTAACTATTGAATAGAGTTTTGATTCTATCCTCAAATGGTTCTTCAACTAACATCTTTGATTCATGTCTTAGAATATCGAATACGTGCGCTCTTAATTCTGCGTCTTGGTATTTGCCCTTGAAGATATGAGCAATTGTATCTGCTCTATGTAATGGGTCTTCTCCATCAAATAGAATTAATTCAGCATCAAAAATACAGTCACCATATTGTTTTTGCTTCATTTCTTTTACTTGTTCAGGACATTTATCAGTAATATCCTTTTTGTTATATGAATAGATTTTGATAGAGTTATCAATTTTATGAATCTGGATTCTCATTCCATCATATTTTTCTTGAACTACCCAATCTCCACTAAATCCTTTTAGTTCTTCAATATCGGAAATATCGAAAATTCTATACATGGGTTTGTTAGGAACAAAGAAGTCAGATTCTGATTTTTCCTCAACAGACTTTTCTGCCTTCTCAATCTCTTTAACTTCTTTAAATCCTTTTTCATCGTGTTGCGAAAGATATAGCATTTCTAAAATATCCATACCCTCATTAACCTTGCTTTCGACCTTCTTTGAATCCTTTCCATCCCCGTATTGCTCGATGATATAGAGGCCTACGTCGTCCACTTCTAGGTCAAGGCCGGGGAAGCCGTCCGTAATTTCGTCCGGTTCCATGTCTTTAATGTTCCATGCTTTCTCCGGTAGTGCATTTTTGCTCACACGGATAGCATAGTGGATAAATTTAGCCATAGTTTCGGGACTAGACAAAAGTGTTTCTAGAACCTTGTCTTTGAACTTTTTAACGAAAGGGTCGTTGATTTCCTCAGCATTCATTCTCATGTCTTTGATTCCATCATAAATTTTAGATGCAATCGAAGATTGAGCGTTCTTTGCCTCTTTGTGATTAAGTTCATTCTCGGAGGTATAGTCCTCTAAGACACTACCTAACGCATTGGTCTTATCTCTTTTATCCTTCAACTCTTCGATGGTATTTTCCCAACGAGAGCCATATTCTTTTGGGTCTTCCCTTGCAGAAAGATATGCTACGCGAGCCTTCTCAAAGATACGAATAATCTCCTCAGATGGAGATTCTTCTTTATCGAGAAGAAGAGGCATATAAATCATCTAACGTTGATGTATTTATCGTCGGTTCTACTATATCCGCTTCCACTACCATATTTTTGGTATTCTTCATGAATTTGCATTGCCTCGTCGTGGAGTTCAATTACTTTTTTTACGTCATAATTGTCTTTAGTATCAGGGCTTTCGCTAAGTCTCTTAAGGTGGAGTTTCATAACATTTAGAACACCAAGAGTCCCGCCATATGCGCGGGGGAAACCTGCTCTTTCTCTAGGTGGCCCACTAAACTTAGCCTTCTTCATTTCTTGACCTGCAAGACCATAACCTGAATGAGTTTCTTCACTTTGGGTCTTAATCTTAGTATTATCAGCCTGAGCCTTTGGTCGCTTTAACTTGGCGTCTTCTGCTTCGTGTTCAACTTCACCAATTTGAGTAGGCTCAATGTTCTCTCTTTTCTTTGCGGTCAATTCTTCCTTAGCCTTTCTAGCCTTTTCAATAGCAATGCTCACTAACCTTTCTTCGGGGGTAACTCTTTCCGGCATTTTACTCACCTGATAATTTCTTCACTACGCTGTGAATTTCTGACCATTCCATATTAGCAACATCGGGAACCCCTGCGGATTTTTCAATGTTCATTCCGGGTGATGGACTTTCAACGACTACATATCCTGATTTCATCAGAAGGTTGTCGTCATTATATACTGCTTTTTCTAGTTGTTCAATCTTAGAGGTTAGTGCCTTTAAGATTTCTAATAAGTCTTCATTCATGTTAATCAATCCTTTCTCCTTTGTCTTTATAGGATTCTCCATACTTCTTCTTAGCACAATAATTACATAGAGTCAAATGTGGCCCATAAGACATAAGGCCTCTTACTGATTTTCTTTGTCCACAAAGGTCACAAATCTTGCTTTTGCGAGTAGTGTCTTTACCTCTTCCGATTTCTCCACTTCTTCGCGCCTTTGCGCCGGAAAAATTGCGGCCTCCGCTTCGAAAGCGGTCTAATCGGTCTTTATATCTGTCATCAACTTTAAGAATTGTAAACCAAGTCATAACTTCCCCTCCGGCTTTTTCTTCTTAGGATAGACTAAATCTTCTAATTGCCGATAGAGTAACTCATACTCCTTCCGTAACTTGCTAGCCGTGGCGACAATATCAACGTTTCGCTCATCCATTGACTTCATTTTTTTAGCCAACTTTTTATCTGACTTGATTAAATCCATTGACTTAAGCAAAGAGATTAGGTCGCCTAATTTAGTAAAGTCTTGACCGAAGAATTCAGATGGTTCAGCAGCACTAAGAGTTTTCTTTAGTCGCTTTCTATCTTTAGCATTCAATTTATCAACAAGTTTCTCAGTAGATTTTCTTTCTGCCTTATAGACAAAATCATCACCTAAACCGTAATAATCCCACGTCATTCATCTTCCTCCACGTTTGCATCTTTGATTGCTCCCTCAATAAAAGAAAGGTCGTAGCCTAAATTAGATAGGAGTTTTCTTTGCTTTCTTAGTTCTTGAACTGCTAAGTTAATGCTATTTGAAGACCCTACTTCTTCAGGAATATTATAATTACCTTGAACTAACCTAGAAAACAACTCTTCCAGATTACCTTTATCTAAGTCTTGTTCCTCTTGGGCAAGTTCTAAAGCACCCATGATGAAACCTTCATTGATTTTAAGTTCATCGTCTACTGACTTCATTTTTCTTCTAATTCTTTCAGCCATTGTTTTGGTGATGGTATCCTTATTTTCACCAAAAGCCATATCAATCAACTGTAATAGTTCTTTGATATTATCGTCAACTCTCTCAAGTCTTTCAATGTATGACTCTTGAGCATCCTTTAAACTCTTATCAAATTTAGAAGCAAACTTGTCGGCATATTCTGATTGAAGTTGTGCGATGATTGGGTCTTTAGAATAATCTGTATCTTCTAGGTCTGCCGCAGCAGCCTTTCTATTCTTCTTTTTGCTTTCACGCTCTTTGAAAGAAGCATCTCTTCCTTCAATAGCAGCAAAAGACCTTCGAGTAACTTCTCTTCTCTTTTGTGGTGAACGCTTAATTGCTTCGTCCATAATTTGTTCTAGCCTATCTTTGAACTTCTGTTTCCATTCTGAATATTCTTTAACTAAAGACGAGTCTTCTTCCAAAAGGAAAACAGAAACAAATGGCTCCTTAGTTAATTTTTTCATTTTATTTTTAATTTGCCTAACCTTTTCAAGTTTGCCTGAGAGTCTTCGGTTTAATCTATTTTCTAATCTAGATGATAGTCTGCCTCTTACCCTTTCAGCAGCACTTTGGGCTTGCTCTCTAGTAATTGGTGGAGAGGTATCAACACCCAATTTATTCTTAGCAAAGACTAGCAATTCAGTAATGTATTTGTCTGACTCCAATTGTTGCATTTTATCAGAAAGTTTATTAAATGCACGAATAAAGTTTGCATAGCCTCTATCTGATTCAGAATACATTGGTTTAACAATTTGAGTTTTATTGTCGTGGAAAGTGTAGTTTCTAATGTCGTCTTCATCATTAATGTGCTTTTGGGCTTGAACTAAAATAGAAGCCTTAACTGTTGGTTTCTTATCTAAAATCCTTGCAAAGATTGCAAATTTCTGCTTCATTGTTTCATCCTTATCACCTAATTGTGATAAGCCTTTATGAATCTCTTCAAACAACTCTGCATTTTCTTTACGAATAACGTTATCGTTTGTGAAGAAACCTTGTTTTCTACTTCTGTCTTGACCGACCGTATCAGAAGATTGAACAGGTTTTCCTTTTGGAATTTCCTCTTCTAATTTTTCAGCCTCTTTAAAATATTTTCTTCGATTCTTTTCGTATTCTTTGAAATCTTTATCAATAACATCAAGAATGTTGTTTAAAGCAATAATAACCTTTTGGCTTCTGTCTCTAATGTCTTTTCTACCTCTAGAGACTCTATCGGTATAATCCTCCTTGCTTTCTTTTTTACCCTTTATTGGGCGATATGATGAAATTTTTGCTTTAATATCCCTAGTGTATTCCCTAATGATTCTTCTTAGGGCTTCCATAGCATAAATTACTCGGCCCCTATTTCTATAAAGATAATGTAATAGGTTTTCAAAGTCATTATGTTCTGCTTTAGAGTATTTTTCCCAGAACGCTTTCATTTCAGCAATCTGTTTTTCTGAATAACCTTCAGATTTTTTGAGAGAGCGAAGGGCCTCTTCCATTTTTTTTCTTCTTTTTTTCTGGTCCTTAGTTTCTTTAGGAGAATCCTCATCATCGTCTTCTCTTTTCGGTGCGAGCCTTTTAATTTGTTCCACCATCTCTTCAGTATATTCGAATTTATTTCCTTTTGGGGGCTTTTTGATAACATTGGGGTTTAAGTTATCCATAATTCTATTGAATTCCCTAGCATTTACTACGACTTCATCTAAAGAACCCCAATCTAACTTCATATCTTCAGGTAGTCCTTTAAAATTCCCTCTCTTTTCAAAGACTTTTTTATAGTCTTCACCTAAGATTTCTCTTAGAATAACGTCAACTGTTAATTCCTTCTTAAGAATCCGGTCAGGATATAAGTCATGCCAAAGGTCTTTCAGAATAGTCTGAATAGGAGTATTGGATAACTCAGCCTTCCAAGACAATTAAACCACCTCAGAAGGGAATGTTTTCTTTTCGTCCACGACGACGGGGAGGAAGAGTAACAACATCAGGAACATCAGAAGATGAAGGCATAGATTTGTGTGATGTATCTGTTGGAATACCCATAGTGAAATCTCTATTCTTGGTAATCTTTCTATCTTCGTGTGCATTCTGCGCTTTTACTTTTGCTAACTCCTTTCGGAGAGCAATTTCTTTTTGTCTTAAATCTTCAGTCATCAAGGAATCCTCCTTTCACTTCTTCTATCAACGTTTTGATTACCCGCATCTTCAGGTAATCCGGTGAATCTCTTATCCGGTCCCACGCTTTGCCGCGCTTTATTCCTTGTGGCCGGTGGGTTCTCTTGGGGCTTAGGAGT